TGTGGTGCCTTAGACTTTTTAAAGTCTTTAATATAGGAACCTATTCCGTCTTTTGGATCTAATGGCATATTACTTTGCTTTCATTGCTGTTTGCATGGCTTTCATGAGATTATTCATATCCTTTGAAAGAACCTGAATGTATCTACCTCTTTCACCATAGTTGATTTGATATCCTATACCACCTTTAAGACGAGTCTTAGTAATTTGTATTCCAAATTTATCATAGACATCTTCACCTTCTTGTATAGTTTCTTCATTATAATGTTTCTTAGCTCTTGCAATTGCATCTTTACTTGATGCACCTTTTCTCATTTCTGCGTTAGCATGAGTTTGAGCTTTATTTGATAACTTCGAAAACTCTTTATCTAGTTTCTTTTCATTTTCTAAAACTTCTTCGATAGCTTTTCTTAAACTCATTTCATACTCCCTATTTTCTTCTTAGTACCAAATTGTTTAGTGTCTGCTGGACTAATCATTCCTTTCATGCCTGCACCGGGATCAGCTTTACCGTGATAACCTTGTGCGTACCCTGGCTTCAACTTTTTAATCTTTCCACCTTTGGCTTTGAAAGCATCAATTGCTTTTTGATGTGCTGCCTTCTCTGCATCAGACATTGCTTCATTCTTTTTAAATCTTTTACCAATCGGATATGACAAAGGTCCCATAGATGTTATTTTAGTAGCTCTATCGATACCTGCAACACGTTTTGCTGCTTTACGTTCAGGACTTTTCTTATAGTCTTTAGTTGGTCCGCCTAATCGGCTTATTGCATCTGCAGTACCTTGTTGTTGACCTTTATGATAAACATCTCTTGAAGCCTTACCAATATATCTCATCGCAAGACCCTTTGATATTTCTTTTACTGTGGCTTCTGAAGCTGCAACTTTAGCTGGATTCATTTTAGCTTTAGCCATTTGAATACCTTTATTACGTTTTATCTGATTCTTGTATGCATCATCTCTAGATATTTTACCTACATCTGCTCGTACGTGCTTCTTAGATTTATCAGCATCTGCCTTTTTAATATATCTGTCTAATGTACTTTTTGATATTTCTTTAACTTGAAAATCATCTTTGATATCTTTAGTTAAAGTTGCTGCTTGGCTTTTATGAATGTTAACAGCTTTCTTCAAACCTTTTATAACATCTTTTACTGTAGATTTATCTTTATCATCAAGTGCTTCTTTCTTTGTTTTTCTTTTAGCACCACGTAAATCGGCATCAGCACCGTAATATGTACCTTTACCTTTTCCGATGTATGAATTAACTCGAGCCATTCCCCACTGCTGTGGTGTAGTCCCTGGTCTATGGCCTGTTCTCCAAGCTGCCATACCTCTATTGTATACCTTTTTTAATGTGCCGTAAGATATACCAGATTTAGCTGCTTTCTTTTTTAAGCCTTCATTTTCGAGTAACTCCTCGAAAGCTTTTTCATAAGTTGAAAATTTAAGCATCTGCTTTACTCCTATTTTTAATTTTTCTTACTTTGGCTCGATCTAACATTCTGGCATGTTTCATCTTATCGACCATTTTTTCTCTTTCAATTTTTTTCTTTGCAATCTCTACTGCATCTTCACCGTACATTCTTCTATACTTTAAAGTATGTTTACTTGGTTTTGTTTTTGCTCTTGCATCACCAGGCGCCGGTTTGTAAGCTGCAGGATTATCGTCATCATATTTTGAATACTTTTTAAAATGTGCAAGTCTTTTCTTCTTAGTTGATTTAGATAGTCCACCATAGTAAGGTGCAGGTTGTGTACCCGGTGCTTTCTTAACATCCGGATCTTGCCTGACTTTTTGGTTTCCTTCTTTTTTCTTTTCAACTAATTCTACGTCGTCAATCCATTTTCTATAAGACCTACCGTTTTGCTCAACAATAACATAATTACTTCCAAGACTGGTAACACTAGCGAGTTCGTCACTGCCCATGAAAGTAACACGATCACCAATATCAAAAAGGTGTCCTTTAACATAGTCCTCTCTTTTCTCGGAGACAGGCTCAAATATTAATTTGTTCTGAAAGTGTTTTTGCTCTTTTAATCCCATTCCTCTTCTTACTTCGTTGTATACTTTTTTAGCTTCATTATTAGAAACACTTCTTGGCAATCCTTGTGAGAACTGTGTGAAATCTCCATCACCTGCAAGTTTTCTCATCTTTGATGCTGACATGCCTGAAACATCATCTGCATCTGGATCACGGTCTCCGGCTGAAATTACATTTATTTTATTAAACTTATAAAGTCCATGCCTGCCTTTAACGCCGTTATATTTTTCCAATAATTTTTTAAACTCATTAGTTCTATCTGAACCAACTACCATATTAATATTCTTGTATCCTTCATCATATAATTTAGTCGCCGCATCAAATACATTCTTTATTTTTTTATCAAGCATTACACTTCTTGCATGCTTTGGAAAAAACTTTCTGACAGTTTTGACTTTGTAATTATAATCTAAAGGGTTCTTCTTATTATCGGTAGACTGTGACAAATAAACTCTATATGGATTTCTTCCAGACTTCTTTGAAAGTTCATTCATTAATTTTTCATGTCCGGATGTAGGTGGATTCATACGACCGAACGTGAAGAATATAGTCTTGTCTTCTTCAATAAGAAAAGATTTAAATGAATTTATCATTAACCCTTCTTTCTCTGTACTTCTTTTTTACGTACGTCTTTAAATATTCTTTTAGCTATTCTTTTAATTCTTTGTTGTAAAGCTGGCTTATCGAGTCTCTTCTCAATCTCTTGTTTTCTTGCAAATGATAGATCACCTTTTGGTATTCCACGAGTTAATCTTTTAGCAATCTGTTGCCTTGCTTGTCTCATTGCTCTTTTTTCAAGAGTCTTTTTATTAGCCATCTTTCTTCTTGCTCTATCACGGCCAATTTTAATTCTTGTCTTTAAACGCTTCATCAATCTTGAGCGTTTCATTCTTTGTTGTAGATTTAAAGCTTCATCAACATCAACTTCTTCTTTTCTTGCCTTCATATCCATATCAGCTTTAGCGGCCATGCTTTTCTTTTCTTTATCATCTGTTTTCTTTTGATTCTTTTTTTGTGAAGCGGCTGCTTGGTATTTCATTCTCATCATTTGATCGAGTGACATAGCTTCCTCAACTTCTTCTCTCGGATACATTCTAAATACTTTAGCACGAGCTTTATCTAAATACTTTTTCTTATTCATCATATAATCTCTTGGATTCTTTGCAAGAGTTTTAGCGTGTTTAATTATATCTGTAGGCTTGGTTGGTTTAAGAACCGAAGCTTCTTTCTTTACAACTTCTTTATCAGTCT